TTCATCCCAACCCGGCTTTGCAACAACCGTTTTGGATTCTTCAAACATTTTAAATTCGTTGTCGTTAATTATACCTTTGCTGCGAGCCTCTGAAAGTGCATCTGGGCATGATGGAACGGGTACCAAGCTTAGTTCCAGAAGAGATTGTTTTTTATACCTTTTCCCGATATAAGAACCATTTGCCATAATTGGCTCAGACTCTTTCCCGATAAAACCAACCGATACAGCTCTCATATATCCATTACGATACATGTTATACGCCAAATCAACATTTTTAGCATGTTCCGCTATCATGTCGGGTGAGTTTGGATATGAAGTTAATTCATCAATTGTTGGAAATTTAACTTCAAATTTAAGTTGTTTGCTAATTGCATCAATGTAAGTTTATCATATTCGTGAAAACCCATTATGACTGGATTGTTTTTATAATCTGTTAAATCCCAACCTAACGCTTCGATAATATCGCCATCACGATCTTGAGTTTCCGTAGAACCAACCATTAATAATTTCCTGTCTACTTCATTTCCTATTTGTTTGACTTCAAAATTGAATATTTTTTTTACCTTATCCATTTTATCACCATCCTTTTTTAATCAAAAATCGCATATTATCCCAATATAATTTTTGCCATATAGCATTCTCCAAAATAACTAGGCATTTTATAAGTCACATGCCATTTTTCACCGATGTGATCTTCTTTTAAAAGTTCATAATCTCGTTTTTTAAATAAACTTTTAATAAAATCAAAATCATGTTTAACTTTCATTTAATTACCATCCTTTTTTAAATTTACAATAACGATATATGTATTAATTGAAACGTTACTATAGCTAAGCATGTTGTCCCTGCTTGATCTGCTTGAGTTTTTAATTGTATATCCACTTTTTCATAATATGGAGCCGGTATCTTCAACGAGTATATAAATGGTTGTTGATAATTATTAAATGTAAAAGTTTCTATCCAAGCACTATTTTCAAATTTCCCCATTATCTTAAACAACACTTCCTTGCCTTTTCCTGCACTAGTCATAATTTCTGTTATTATTGGCATGTAGTTTCTTGGGGTTGACATTATTCCTTGTCTCATCCATCCAACACCTGGCATTATTACGCCATTAATTGTCGTAGGCTTACCTGCTACTATTGCGCCTTGTCCTATGTATATTGTGCCAGTTGGTGCCGTATCACCACCGGCTGTAAATACAACGGCGCGATTAATCCTTGAAAATATTACCGTAGATGATGCTGATACTGTACCAGTAAGATTAATTGTTTCGCTTATCTGATCTCTATTTGCATCGAGTCCAACTAGATATACACTTCTTCCACCTGTTCCGGCTGTTGTATCTGCCGTGCTTGTACTTATTAATGTAAGAGTATTTGAACCAGTCATTATTGACACTGTTTCGGTATTGTCTCTTAGCGTTTCCTCCGCAGTTGTTACAGCAGTGCTAACCGCATACAATTGTATTGAGTTTGACAATGCAGTATAATCAGAATATTTAGTTGCAATGTTTGTATAATCGAATAATTCCTTTCTATAAAATACATTTGCTGTATTTATAATGCTATTGTCTTCAAGTATCTGCCTACCACTCATTGGTCCGTACTGTTCTATGTTGATTCCCAAAGCATCACCACCTTATAAGTTTAACGGCAATATTACAATTGACACCGAGCTACCCGCTGTCATTCCAGCGCTCAATGTTGCTGTAAATCCTAAATAATCTGGCAATCCCACAAATTTAACAGTCTTATTAGATGTAAATGTCGCTGTCATTTGTGCGGAAGTGTCCTTGTCTATCATATCAATCATTGTTCCACCACTTGACATTGCGCTAGATACAACAACTTTTGATGTTAACCCTGCTGATGGATTTATTAGTCCAAGCAAAATTGAGTTAAACCCAATTATGCTTGTTTCACTGCTTGTATAGGTTGTGTCCGCTGTTAATGTGGCTGTCAATGTGGCTGTAATTACAGTTATGGCAGTTCCTTTTTTTAAAGCTACATATCCGATTCCGAGGTCTGAATCACCTTTTTGATTCCAAAAACTATCATTAGCCATTCATATCACCCCCACCTTGTGTTTATTAATCTTGTTGCATTGGCGTTAACTACTTCAAAATGCATTTTTAAAGCTCTTCTGAATTCTTCCATTATCATGATTGATTCTTTTTGACAAATTTCCATTTTTAACATAGTAATTTTATCTAAAATCATAGTTATTCCTCCTTTTAAATTTAGGCATTAAAAAAGCACCCATAGTTGAGTTGCTCTTATATTTTATTTATTTAATATAAACCCTGATATGTTCCAAGCCATGTAACCCCGGCATCAAAACTTTTTAAATTCAATAAAAATGTTCCTGCCGCCGAAGGATTAGGTGCTGCGGTTGCTCCTGCTGTGCCAAAACTCCAAGTTATATTGCTTGTGTAAGTAATTGCTGCAGTTGTTGTAAAAGTTAGTTTAATGTTTAAATTCAGCATTGTATCATCCGCTGTTGATGCATTTGATATTTTTAGTGTTTTGTCTGCAGTATTTATATTTGTAATCGTGAAATTTCTATAAGTTGCCAAACTTAATGTATATACCGCTGTGCCGGTGGCTGTAATAACATCTACAAAATCGTTTAAAGATGTAACATTTCCACTCAATGTTGTTATATTGGCACTGAAAGTTGATACTGCAGTATTTATTGTGGTTAAATTTGAGCTGATGCTTGATAAATTTGTGTCGATTGAACTTTCAAGCTCTTTTTCGTACTCACTTTTTTGATATAATTGAACTAAACTTATTGTCATATTGATTCCTCCTTTATTCTGGTATGATTGGTAGCAAAACACAACGGCAATTACAAATTTCTTCCGGCGGACCAGAAGCATCACCCGGGAACATTAATCCATTGCTAAAAGGTTTATCCGTATCAACAATTTGATGGTTTATTGCTGCGTGAGTATCTCTTGTCCGTCCATCTGATGTGGACAACCATTCCTTTTGTTTTATTTTTGCGCCTTTATATGTTTCGAAAGTTCCTGCGCCAACTGTATTATGCGTTTCTGTTATTGCAATTTTTTTCGCTCTGTTTGTTTTTGCTTCGGTAAATATTTCAGAAACGCGATCTCGAAGCTTTACTATAGATTCCCCGGCCTCAATTCCTTCCGATAATGTTTTCCTCAGCTTATCCTTAGTAGTCTCATTAATTTCTTTTGCCTGATCTAATCCATATTTGTCAATGAACTCTTTGAATCGCGGATTAAATACATCCCATGACAAACCAAATCCATAAGTTTCATTAGCAACTGTAAACCCTTCCTGCATTGAAGCAATCCAAAATGCTTGCAACGCTCCAAATAACAATAAATCTTCTTCATCCCAATCAAACGGTTCATCATATGCTTTCGATGACTTTTCAATTGATTTATTTACGCGTTCCTGCTGTCCTTGGAAGAATCGCTTTGCAGCGGATTCAAAAGATCTCTCATATTTAATAGCCGCTTTGTCAAACACATGCCACATTCGTTCTTTATGTTCAGGTGTCAATTCTTTTTTTTTAGGTTTTTGCGGTGATTCTGTTGGTGGCAATTCGGTTTGTTGGGGTTCTAGGTTTACTGTGAATGCATTATCACCAATAGGTACGGGTATCATATTGAGGGGAACGTAGAGAATTTGACCTTTGCCGTTTGGTAATTCTGACCAACCATTTGCCCTGCGCCATTCATCGACAAGAAGTCCACCGTTTTTTAAGCCTTCGGATGCTTTTTTAAGTTCATATTCTTTGTCTTCTGGTACCACTTCGTCATATTCTAAATATACGTTTTTGTCAAACTCTGGTACTAACTGAATGTTTAAAACATCGGCAATAAATTTAAGTCGCTTTCTCAAAACATTTTTACTATAGAGAAAGTATGATGCATCGATCGTCGACCGATTGCTTGATTCCAAAATGCCCATCAATTCCGGAGGTATATTGAAAAACTGATTTGATTCATCTCTAATATAACGTCTTGATTCAATAAACTCTAAGTCCTTATTCGTTTCTTTTAATAATTGAACTTTCGCATCCCAATTAAGAAAAGCCATTTTATGAGAATTTGATGTTCCTCCATATTTTTGATTCCATAGTTCCTCTGTTCTATTTATCGTTTCTGGATCGGCACCTGGCATTATACCTACTGCACTTGGAATAGCACCATTATAGAAAAATCGTTTAGAATATTTGACCATTTGTTCGTCTACTTCTATATCATCACCTAATGCGTTTGCCCTACCAATTCCGCGTAAGTAAGGTTGCGTAATATCTGGATCTTTAAAGTGAATCATATCTTCTGGCAATACTTTTATTAAACCTGCTTGCATGTTGCCTTGTGGATAAATACTATAATAAGGGTTTATTACGCTCGGTATTTCATTGACCCATGACGGCGGGCATATCCATAATTCGGTAACTTTACCCAATCCATTTCTTTCTTTTATAACAAAACTTTCCCCATTTGGTAACAATAAATAAACTTGAATTAAATAAAACAAATTGTATGCTGTGATTGTTTTGTTTGGATTTGGATTTTTTAAAAGCAAATCAATGGGATGATCAATTATTTTTATTTTTTTTGTATCTTTTTTATTATATATTCCATATGATGCACATCCTACGTCAGAAGATATTTGGTTTATAGGATTATTAAGCCTTGGGCTGTTATGATACATTTCCAACCATTCATGGCTTGAACGGCGTGGAGGCTCACCATACATTGGCGAAAATGCCCTTGCCATTGACATTAGGGATTGATGGCATACCTGTAAAGGCAGCTTTAATAGAGTTTAGTCTATCTGTAAAAGTCATTTTATGGTGCATATTTGAATGTTCTATTAGCATTTCATCACCTGCCTTTATTAAAATAAAAAACACCCACTAAATTGTGAGTGCTAATTTTTATATTGTTTGTTCCCATTTATCGCTTTTCCTAATATTGTCTTCTGCCCATAATGGCTGTAAATTTTCAAGAGACCAACATTGTTTAAATTCTAAATCATCTGGGGATTCGAAGTTAAAGCTTGCTATAGGGCGCTTGTGGTCAATGTGGATTTCTCCGTTTAATAATTTATCTAATGTCATTCCATTTAAAAATAAAGGCTCAAGATGATTTATTAATTCATTTACCGTATATCCAACAAGACTTTCCCACGCCCTACCACCTTTATTCTTTCGTATTGATTGATATATTGCCGATGATAATCTATGGTTCAATGCGCCTTTTAATGTTCTTCTACGCTTAGTATATGCTTTCTTTTGATTTATTCTAAACCTTTCTGGATTATTCTTATTCCATTTGTAACAAATATCTCTACGTTTTTCCTTGTTGTTGTCTCTATATTTTTTGCATATTGCATTTGCCCTATCAGAATTTTTTAATCTCCATTCTCTGCTTAACTTGGACATGCGTTCCTTGTTGCTAGATGTATAAATTTTGTCCATATTCTTCTTGCAAACTTTACATTCGTTTCTCAGCCCATCTTTGCTATCTTTTCTTTTAGGAAAATATTCCGCAGTAGCTGGCAATTCATCTTCACATTTCGTACAAGTCTTAACACTCATTCCCTCACCTTCAAAATTCTTTTATTTCTTTGTTCCACCGCCTTACGAATATATTCTGAAATATTCTCCTGTTCTAATTCACAAGCTTTCTCTGTTTCTGTTCTCAATTTATCTGATATTCTTATGCTTGGAAAATTGTTCACTTTTATGATAGGGGACATCATATCTCCCCCTTATACTTATCGTAAAATTCTTTATACTCTTCCGGGTTAACTTCGTATTTTAATAATTGAATCATTGCCTGTGTTTTATGTCCAGTATTTTCCTGTTCCTTTTTCCAACATTCATTGCATTGTTCTCCAGTATAAATTTCATCGCCACATATTTTACATTTCATATTGACAACCTCCGTTTATTTGATATATTTATTGTATCTCATATGCGTTGCATTGTCAATGGATATTTAAATTTATTTAATATAGTAATTAGGTTTCTTTAATCCGCTAATTAGCAATTGCAAGCTATCTGGCGCATCATCAAAATCCGATTTTTGATGATAGTCTTTAACTTGTTTATTGTAATCAGTATTAAATTCATTAAAAAATACTTTTTGTCCATTTATATCGGGTTCCATTTTCATGATCCTTATATGTTTGTTATCGCTCGCGTGTTTATGAGTTACCGTTCGATAACAATTTTCTTCACATAGTTTTTTTATAAGTTCTGATTTAAGCAAATCCTTAAATAAATTTGACTCTAAAACCACTTCGTCAATATCTGGATACTCTTTTATAATTCTAACAACTTCCTGCATTATTTGATATGGATCATGTCTGGCCAACTTACCTTCTTTGATAAAATATCCACCATTCATTTCTCCACCACAAGAATACGCTGTAAAATCATGCTTGCCTTCAGATGGATCAATAGCCAATTTAAGTGATTTGATTTTATCGGGCCATTCTTTCCAATACTGTATATTATTAAACTTTAAATCACTTGTATTTCTAGGTTCATTCTGGTCTTCTTGAAAAAATGCATCCTCAGACTCTTCTCTTTCTAACATTGTGTTATAATATGCGCCCTTGTATGTCATTAAATCTTCTGGATATTTGCCAGACCATAACATTTTTACTCCTCGAATCATATCTTCTTTATTTTCAAGATAAAAGGTATATGCATCATCCATACGATTGTCATTATACATATCTCTGTAAATCTTACGCCATTCTTCCCAAAGTTTTTCTCCCTTTTCATCTGGAAATTGAAGCACTTTTTTATAAATCTTATATTTCCATGTTGGTTTTTGAATAGTCTTAGCAAGCAAACTATCAACCGCTAATAATGTTCCAACATATATATAAATTGTATCAAAATCCCCGAGTTTCAACATTTCTTCTGAAAATGCTTTTTCTAGTTTTGTCCTCAAGCTTTGCGATTCCATAACTTTCTTGTCTTCTAAATCATCAAAAATTACCAAATCTGGGCGACGTTTCTTGTTTTTTCCCCTTATTCCTGCGGTCCATCCTGCACATTCCAATGTAATACCAGTTGTAGTTTCAATCTCGTAATTGTTCCATACTCTACCTTTTTGCGGTCCGAAATCTTCAACTATTGATTGACTCTCTAAAGCGTTTTTGTCTTTTCCTAAAAAATTGCTACTTGTGTCCTCATTTGCCGATATAAAAAGAATATAGTTTCGCTTTTTATAACAAGTTGCCCAAATTGTCATTCCGACAGTCCATATTGTGCTTTTAGAATGTCCTCTTGGACCTATACGCGCCTCTTTAGTTGGCTGTGCTGCTTCAATAATATCTTTACAATCATGCATCCATTCTATAGCATAATCTCCAAATTCTCTTTCAAACTGATCTGGCAAATACGCTTTACAGAAATATTCAGGGTAAATTTCCCCCAACATTCGCCTTAATCCACCTGGTCCCGTCAATGGGAAATCATTAGAAT